TTTATGTACCAAATTGCTTTTTCAAGATCCTGTTTTTTGTTTCCTTTCTTGTCTGCTCTTAAAATATATTTAATAGAGTTGCCAAGATTAAAATTAAGATTAAATGAATCTATTATGTCAATTACTTCAATACCATCACTTTGATAATGTGCTGGCTGATTAACAAGGTCAACAAAATTATTTTCTAAAAAAGCATTTATATTACTCATGCGCAAAGTTTAGTAAAAATTTATTGATTTTGCAAATAATCTTTAATTTTTTTTGTTTGTCTGTATGCTGGATAAGAAGATCCATTATTCATTATTATTCTATTTTTATTAATTTCTAATGAATAATTTAAATCGTGATAGGTTGCGCAATCAATTTTAATAACTTTTGTTGGATTATCTAACATCTTATCAATCCATTTGATAGCATTTAAATGATTCTCTTTCAAATCTCATTTGCTTTAAATTTCTTTAATAGATTCTCGCAATCTTCAATGGATCTTACTATGGCATAATAATAACCATGAGAAATGGCAATCTTTTCAAAATCTTTTTGATTTGGTTGTTGTGTTCCTTTATCAATCTTAACTTCAACAAATAAACCATTCCAATTATTGTTGTGAACCATCCAGAACATATCAGCCACCCCAGCCTTAACTCCTTCCATCTTTAGTTTGATTGCCACAAGTCTATGCCTTGCACCTCCGTTGGCAATTGCATAGTAATAGAAGTCTTGTGTGAAATCTAACCATTTACAGATTGAAACCTGCAGTTTATGCTCGTGTTCGTTTCTCATCAATTTCTAATTTTAATTTAGCAAATCGATCTGCAGTAATTTTATTCCATTTCCTTCGCATAAGGAATGCTTCAATCCTGTCGCTTACTGCTCCAAGTAAATTATAGTGATGACCATTGTTTCCATAATAGGAAACCTTTAAATCATTGTAATCTACAATACATATTTCGCCATCAAGCTGGTAGTGCATCAATTTTATTTTCTTTGTCATAATTTTGTTTTGTTAAGCTATACCTTTACTTTTTTTGTGATTTTGTTAAGCTATACCTTTACTTTTTTTGTGGATAAATTATAATATGATGTTGTGTGTTAGTTATACCCGATTGCCTCTAATATTAGTAGTATTACTACCAAAATCTGTAACAAATATACCCTAATATATGTTACACAATATGTCGGATTTTACCCTCATTATATGACTTCGTCCCAATTACTGTTGGAATTTTCCATCATCATAACATTAAATATATTTTACAATATGGCGTACATTTGTAAAATATCTTTAATCTAATAACATAGAAACCATACTTCTAGTCACTTGGTCTTCAATATTCTTGCGACCTCTTTCATAAGCAACTGCAATCTCTGCATCTGTAAACAAAAATGGATTGTACTGCCCATTGCTATTTAATATTACTGCTTGATAAGTTTCATTTGCTCCTGCTTTTTTGCCTTGATTCTTAACCTTGACAATTTTACCTACTCTTGTTTTTATCATTTTATTTGTTGTTTTGTAAATATTCACCAATAACTTCTGCTTCATCAATGATCCAATGTTCAAATTGGCTTTCCGTAAATGTTGCGCCAACTAATAATGTTTTTAATGCTTGGAAGTAATCATCCAAGTCAACATCAATATGGTCAAACTCTACTGAAATAATCTTGCCATCTATTTCAAGGCTTAATTTTGTTTTATTATTGCTCATAAGTTCTATTGTAATATTGTTCTGCATAAACTTTTGATTCTTCTAATGTACCTGAATCTTCACATATTATATAAGCATCTTTTATTTGCTCTTTTTCTTTTTCTAATAAAATTTCTGCCTTTCTTATTACTGCCTCAATATTCTCGTCCATCCATCCGCATTTTAGCCAATGAATTAAATCTTTCATAGCTGTTTTCTTATTGCTCATTGCTATTATATTTTAATCTTCCATGATTTGTATATAACCGCAAATCTATTGTATCCGTGTAAATATCCTCATATTCGGAAATTCCGAATAGCCTCTTTGGATTAGATTTTTGTTCAACTACTTCATTATTATTTAAATAATAAATTAAAGATATTGAAATTAATGCAGTTAATAATATTATTTTCTTTTTCATTATTCGTTTGGTTTAATAGTTCCATCTTGATCAATAAAGCAATCAAAATTTACTAATGAATTTATAAATTTAATGTACCCTTGTGTTTTGCAATGTAGTTTTCTTTCTTCAATATCTTTAATTCCTTTATACTTTTCCCAAAGTTCTAATCTTTCTTCTTTAGAGATCGTTTTAATTTGGAATTCTTCTAAATAATCAAATAGTATTGATAAGCCTCCTGCAATAAAATTAAACTTCTTGTCATTTTTTTCGCAGTATCTAATCTGATTTGCATATTCGTTTGCAGTATCTATTGCTTGTTTCTTTAATTCTTGATCACTTGGCTTTTCTTTCAATGGTTCAATGGGTTTAGGTAAGTTCTTAATCTCTTGTCTTGAATAATCTAAATAAGCATTCATTATCCTACCAAAGTACTCACATGAAAAGTTCTCATAGCATTTAGCATCAATATTTAATTTGCCTGCAACTGCCATTTCAAATGCAATCTTAATTTCTTCTGGTGTTTGATTACCAAAATTAGATCTAACAAAATTGGTTAATACAAACTTTTCTTCTTCTGTTGGTAGATTGTTGCCTCGTAAGCCAACCAAAAGCATTGAATAGCGTAATACCTCCTTTATGTCTTCTTCGTTCCTTACACGCAAACTATTGGTACTCTGTGCCTGTTGTATTGCTATTGCACTACCACTTCCTAAGTGCTTCCATTCTTGCGGCACTTGTTCCGAGTTTCTCAGTATTATTTCCATTGTTAAATTGTTGTTTAGGTTCAAAAATACCTGAATAATTATTAGATATTGAATGATTAACTGCAAGTTCTAATTCTTGTTCGCTTTTATTTTCCCAAGTTTTTAATAATTCTTTTTTACCACTAGGAGTATAAGATTGTTTTTTTTCTTTTTTATGTTGAAACCATTTATTAAAAATTTCTTCCCTTAATGTAATCTCTTTATTTCCAAAAAAATTATCAAAACTTTCTATTACTACTCTTTCTTTATTATTACTAATATTACTAATATCTTTTTTACTATAATCTTTATTACTATTATCTGACGTTTTTCCTATAATAGGATTTTCCTCATTAGGGTTTCCTGTTATTAGGTTTTCCTCAATAGGAATTTCATATAATAGGTAATCAACTACCCAAAAACCTTTATTATTTTGGTATCTATTTCGTACTAAATAACCAAAATTTTCTAATTCTTTTAAAGCAGATATTACACTTGGTAAGCCTTCCTTTACTTGCTTTGAAATACGTTCAGCAGAAAACTCCCAGTTATCAGGTTTCGATTGAATATAGGCATACATTCCTTTTGCCTTAAATGAAATATGAATGCTATTTAGCAAATCATTAGGTATTGTTCCATACCTATTTTTAATAATTAATTTACCCATTTTTTTAAATTAAAAAAGCCTCCAAAAAACTCGCCAGCTTCTCACTTCTGGTTTGTTTAATGAAGGCATTTTAAGACCTTTAATTGCTATAACGTGAGAAGGCAATTCAATACACAAATATAATTAAATTAAACTGATTTGCATAATCTCTTTGAGAAATAACCAGAATAAATTGGGTGATCATTTTCAAATAATCTTGCGTAATCAGATGTATAGTTGTTGTTGACTTTAAATTTATCATTACCAGACACCATTGTTTGCCATCTAATGACTTCAAATATTTGTTTAGAACCCAATCTTACATATCCTCGATTGATCATTTGAAATGCCAATCTTTTAAACTCCACATATATCTGTGGATTATCTTGGTGATACTGTTTGAAGCTTAATTTCATGTTTTTGTTTTTTAGGGATTAAGTAAAGTTTTTTTCTATCTAATTCTAATTGTTTAGCAATATGCGCTTGCCATTGATTAAAGGTTAAGTCTTTCATTGATTATAAATTTTAGTAATAAGTTCAACAACTATTGCAAAGATCCAGCAACAAATGATCCCTACAATTCCAACCATTGTTAAAAATTCTGCAGTATTAGTTGATTGCGATTTTTTCCCTTGATTTCTCATGTTCTTCTATTAGTTTGTTTTTAACACTAATCCATTCTTTTAATACTTCTTCTTCATACATTGAAAAGTAATCTTTCTTTTTGTATTCGAATTTATTGATAATTCCTGTAACATTATCAATCGTGTACTCTCTTGCTGAAAAAGGAATAACACCCTTTTCTTTTAAATTTTTAGTTACCAGTTGATACGCATATCTTTTTTTAAATTGTTTCATATTAATTTTTATTAAGTTCTCTTTCCATTTCTTCGGTGATTATTATATCCTCACCATATTCTTCTAATTCATTCCACTTTCTTTTTGCTACTAAGTAAGGTTCAATTTCATCATCTGAAAATGTTCTCCTTTCTCTAAATCTTGACCTGTCCAATGAATCAATCCAATGAAACATATAAGTTTTCTTTTCCATAATTAAAAAGGTAAATCTTTTTTGGGTTCTTGTGTCTTGTATGTCATTGCTCCAGATCCACTTGGCTTTGCTTCCCATGTATCAAGTTCTACATAGTACTTCCCATTTTGAGATTGATTAATCTTTAAATTAACCCATCCATTCTTTGAGTTTGCTGCAATAAACTCTGCTGCTTCTTTTGAATTTAATGATAAATTCCCGATTACAAATGTTGGTGCATTTTCATTTCTTTTGAAGATGAATCCTTTTGCGAATACTTTTTCTGTCTTTTCCATTTTTATTTATTTGATTGTTAAACTTAATTTTTTAGTTGAAAATAATGATATAATATCTTTGTTATTATTTATAAATTCAGATTTCTCTGCATATAAAGCATTTAATTGATCTAATGAATTACATCCATCAATCATAATCTTCCATCCTGCTAATGGCAACACAGAAGGTATTGGCTTAGCCTCCACTTGTGTGCCTGCTGCATCTAAATCTTTGTCAGTAATTAAGCCAAGCATTGAAGATAAAGAGTATCTACGATAATAAGTAACTCCAGAACCATAAGACTGATATTCATTCATTGCTCCTAATTTAACCTTTGGAATGCTTGTAAACGATTCTAATGATTCGCCTGATTCGACATGAAACAAAATGGTTTTGATTCCATCGTTCTCAAGTAATTGGCTAAAGCATAACCCATTCTTTTTAAGTAATGGATTAATAACTGAAAAGATTTGTGGCAAATCTGCATAAGTGTAGTTATGACCTTTGGTATCTTTGTGAATAACAGGGCATTCATTTTGGAAATTGGATAATGATTTAATTAAGTTTTTCATTAGTCTAAGATTAATTGTTGAAATTTTGATTTGTATTCTCTTTCCTCTTTGGCAACTCTTGCCCAAAAATCATAATTGTTTTGGCAGTACCATGTGCAGAAATAAAACCCTGCCTCATCTTGAAATTTTGCTTTGTAAGTTTTCATTGTCCTAAAATTATTGGGCAGATATGCCAGATTAAAATATAAAAAAAGATTGTAATTGCAATAGAACCAATTAATCCTTCTGGATCTTGTTGGTAAAAGGTTTTGATTTTGTTAGTTAGATTTTTCATCTGTTATTGTTTAAGTGTTCACAAATATAAAAGGAATATTTGAAATAAAAAACTTTTAATAAAATTATTTTAAATATTTATTGAATATAAAAAATCCCTACCAGCAAAGCCAATAGGGAAATTATAATAATACTTAAACCATTTAACTATGAAAAGACAAATTTAAACAATTTTTCCATCTCTTATTTGAATATTATTAACTTTTGATTTTCCGTTCTTAATTTCTACTATTGCCATCCCGTGATTATGCATACTAAACGGCATATACTTTGGACTTAATAAAGTTAAGCAACCAGTACTATAAGTATTTATAAACTCTTTAAAGCCAGTCTTCTTTTGAGTTGTCGAGGTCCTATGAACATGACCTATTAAGGTATTGCAAATAGTTTTGTTAAATAGATTCTGACTTGGATTTACTCCGCCTCCGCCATACAATTCATGCCCATGTAATACAAGTAAGTCTCCCATCTCCATTCCTTGCCAATCCTCAATCATTGTAATGCCTAACTTATCTAATCTAAAAAATACATCAAATTGTAAGTCATGCAACTGAGCAAACTCCTCAGCTTGTAATTGTAATGACCTAGCAAATCTATTCTCGTGGTTGCCTAACTTATAATAAATCGGAATCGTTCTAAATATATCCCTAAGCCTTTGCAAGAAATCCCGATTCATATCGACTTCTCTTTTAAAGTCTCGCATATCCTTTTCCTTTTCGTGCCTGGAAATAGAATAAAAGTCTTGGATATCTCCATTAAGATACAAGCAATCAATCTCTTGCTCCTTTAAATGCTTAATAGCGCAAGTCAAAGCAGTAAGGTCGTGATAAGGAAAATGAATGTCAGATAATATTCCAATCTTTTTTAAGTGGTTAGGTAATTTAGCCGATACATATTCTTTGCCAATGCTATCTTCAATACCAAAGTTGTCTAAAGTATCAAGATTATAGTTTACGACTACTGGTGGCATCTCTTGATTAACTGCCTGCAAAGACCTATCCTTTGCCAAAATATTGTATTGGCTCATTAATTTCCTTAATGAATTTGGACTTTTATATCCATACATTTCATAAAATGAATTGTAAAAATCCGTTTTGCTAAGATTTGTTGAAAAGAAATGCTCCCTAATCTTAACTAATTTATCGTCCTTGTTCATATTCCTCCATTATAACATCAACTAAAAATTCAATATTGTTTAAAACTTTCATGCGTAGTGCAAACCCTGCATCATCAATGTACTGAATATTTTCCATGACATCCATCATAGTTTCAAGAAGATCGTTTGCTTTGCTTCTTTTATTTTCTATTTGCTCAATCGTTTTATTTGGCATCAATAGATATATTTAAA